GCATCCTTCACCGCATCGCCCACGTCGGTCACGTACCGCCGGCGATGCCGCATGTACGGGCGCTCGAGGTACTTGGGACCGGGCGTGCCGTCGGCGGTGGAAGGCTTCTGCCGGGTGCGAGGCCCAGGCTTGAGCGGTGCTCCGGTGGAGCGGTTGATCCCCTCGTGCTGGTAGGCGGCGTACGGGCGGCTGAAGAGCACCACGCGCTTGAACGTGTCACGCCGGTTCGTCTGGAGCACGTCCCCGCTCTCGATGAGATCGTCCTCGAGCTGCGGCGCGAGCTTCACCGCACGCACGAGCAGGTCATCGGCCGCATCGTCCATGGCTTGGGCGACGGCCGCGCGCACGTTCCGTCGGATCACGCGCATGCGCCGCCGGATCGCATCTCCACCCGTCACCAAACTCGTCCATCCTGACGGCAATTTGCGTCGCCAATTGCGCGGCAAGCCCCGCCGATCAGGTCGGGGAGGAAGCGCTCTAAGTTTGACGCTACACGACTCGCGACCACAACGCTGCGAAGAATATCCTGGCCGCGGGGCTCGCGGTGTCTGCCTGTGGACCTGGTGTCAGCCATCGTGTTCTCCGGAATGCGATGCAATCGGGGGCGAAGCAGGAAACCTCTGCCGTGAGGCAGGGAATCCCCGTCCTTTAGGCCGGGGAGGATGTCAACTTAGCGGCCAATGCCCACCTCCAGATGGTCCTCGGAGCCCCCATGGATCCACGGTGCGACGTGCGCCACCTCGAGGTCGCGCGTGCGCTCGGTGCGGTAGTCCGTGAACCGCAGGAAGTCCCCCGGCTTCACGTCGATCGGTGTGCCGGAGCTGTCCCAGGGATCGAGGTAGAACGTGGCCACGATCGAGATCTCGCGGCCGTCGACGGTGCGGATCCAGCGATGCCGAGGCTCGTGGATCGCGCGAAGCCCGCTGTGCAACGTCTGGACGCTCTTCACGTCTCCGCCTGGACCCGCGCGCGTTGGCCTTCGCACCTCGAGGTCGTTCACGTTCACGAGTTCGCGCTGGATCACTCCGCAGCTCCGTCGTGATCGAACATCCCGCGTCGCAACGCCGGCTGGACGAGGTCCGAGTCCGCGCGATCGGCAGCCTTCTCGAGCTTCGAGAGCCCGCCGGCATACGGAGCCCCGAACAGCGCAAGCTCTGCGCGAAGCCGCCGTGCGAGCGTCAGGTAGTGGTCGACGAGATCGGAGCTCGTGCGCGAGATCCCGCCCGCGCTTCCGGAGACCCGCCGCGCATACCGCGCGGCGAGCGCCTCCGCTGCCTGCACAGCCGCCAGCACCGGCCCTCCCCCCTGCGCGAGGAGGTGGTCGATCTCCTCGTTCTGGAGCTGAGGCTCGAGCGCATCCGTATCGCCGACGAGGAAGCGCACGCGGTCCCGATCGCTCGTGCTCGGATCGCCGCTGTAGGACCAGGCCACGGCCTACTCCTCTCCCTTCGCCTCCGCGAGGATCTCCTGCGGGTCGTCCGTGAGCGGGTTCACCGCTCGCCTCCGTCTTCGCCCGGATGCGGTGCCACCGTCGACCGGAGACGAGTCGGCATCCCCCCCAGGAACCTCCTCCGTCTCCGGCCGAGCGGCAGCGGAGTCGTCGGTCTCCGCACGATCCGCCTGCGCCTGCTTCGATCGCTCCTCGAGCGCAGCGAACTCGTCCTCGGTGAAGACGAGCACCCGCTCGATCGACTCCACACGCAGGTGTCGGCGGATCACGGCCTCGGGCCAGCCTTGCGGGATCGACTCCCCAGGGGCGATGTACCGACCGCCCCCGAGGGTGATCCGGCGCCTTGCGACGTAGGCGATCCGCATCACTGCACCGTGTCGCTGAAGAACACGCCGAGCTCGGCGGCGACGAGCTTCCCGTCGAAGGCCATCTCTCCCTCGATGCGGTCGGCCTCCAGGTGCTCCATCCGGAACTTCTTGATCCGGTTGCCGAGGGCTCCGGCGCCGAGCAGCCCCGTCCACGAGAACGTGTAGCCCGCGGAGGGCACCATGAGCCCGGGCCGCGGAGCCGCATAGCACAACAGCGCGTTGTCGGACGCGAAGAAGCTCGTGGCCTCTGCGGCGCCCTCGGCCGCGGTGTTCCTCACGGCCTCGGCCACCAGAATCCGCTCGAGCCCCGCAGCCTGCGCCACGATCTCGGGCGTGGTGACGCCGCGCTGGGTGTGCTTGATCCGATCGAGCACCGACGGGTGATCCGCGATCGCGTTCCAGGAGCTCGGGCCGAGCACGAGCGTGTTCGGCTTGTACCCGGTCTTCCCCAGCACCGAGGTGCACGAGGCGCGAACGTCGGCGATCGGGTCGGCGCCCGCGTCGCTCCAGAACAGGAACTGCGAGCCCGTGGGAGTCGCGCTCCCGGCACGATCCGTGCCCCACACGCCGGCCTTGAAGTAGGTGTCGAACCAGATCTGCTCGCGCAGGAGCAGGAGCTGGAGCGTCACGAACTCCGTGCCGTCGCGGTCCATGTCGAGACCGGCATCGGCGTTGGTGCGGCTGTCGTCGTCGACGTCCTTGTGAAAGGCGTACTTCTGGCAGAAGTAGGACGCCGTCGACAGGTTGTAGCCGCCGCCTGCGCTCTCCGTCGCCGGGGCGCGCTTCTGGGCCATGATGCGGAAGAAGTCCTCGCGCGAGTAGACGAAATACTGATCCGCCTGCTTCGCGACAGGGACTCGAGGGAAGACGCGATCTGCGACGAACGCGCTCGCGCCCTGCATGTAGGCCACGGACAGATCCGTGAGCGGCCGACTGACATGGACGTCCGAGGAAGTGGGCTGAGGCATGGGAAACTCCTCCTAAGGGGCCGCGACGCGCGCGGCCGTGCGGGCACGAAAAAGGCGGGACACCGAAGCGCCCCGCCGAGTGCGGTGTGCGAGAGTCGAGAGCGGCGGACTACGCGGCCGTGGTCGGCGCGGCGCCCATGGGCAGCAGGAGCACGGAGATCACGATCCCCGCGCCCGAAGCGGTCTCGAGGGCGATGCCCGCGACGTGGGAGCCGATGAGCGGATCCGCGGCGACGCCGGCATCCGACGTGTCGGTCGCGGCGGCGACCGCGGGCTTGCAGCGTCCCGTGGCATCGGCAGCGACGCGCTCGCCCGCGGTGATCGCGGCACCGGCCTCCCACTTCGAGACGCCGAGGACCATGACGTTGCCGGCGCGGCCAACGGCGCCCGGCTTGTCCTGCAAGATGCCGGCGACCGCGACGCCGACACCTGCGGCGGCGATCTGCCCGGACGAGTTCACGGAGACGGCGCGGAACTGCGACGCACTGAGGTCGCCCGCCGCCGGAAGCGAGATGTTGAACGCAGGGATCTCATAGGCCATGAGGATGCTCCTTCAGGCAGGTGGTGGAGAGTGAGAGAGGACGATCCGCAGCCCTACGCTGCGTTCGTCTGCTCGACGTACTCGTCGTAGAGCTCGGGGCTCTCCTCGAGTGCCCGCGCGATCGCACGCTCGCGCGTGAGCGTGGGCTGCGCCTTGCGAAGCTCCTCGGCTCGCGCCTCGATCTTGCGGTAGGCATCGCCGCCGACCGGACCGTTCGAGCCGAGCTCCTCGAAGGTGCGAGCCTTCTTTGCCTGCTCGTGCAGCGGGCGAAGGATCGCGACGAGATCGTCGAGCAGCCCGGCCTTGTCGGCCTTCACGAAGAGCTCCGTGAGCTTGTCCTGCGCCACGGCCATCTTCGAGAATTCGCTTGCCCGGCCGGCGAGCTCCGAGCGGCGCTGCTTCTCGACGAGGTCGCTCACCGTCTTCGCGAGACGCTCGTTCTCGGCGTCCTTCTCCTTCAGGATCTTCACCGTCGCCTCGGGGATCCCCTTGTAGAGATCCTCGGGCGTGGGCGCTGCGGGAGCGCTGCGAAGCTGCGCGTTCTCCTTCTCGAGCTCGATCACCCGAGCCAGCGCATCGTCGCGCTCCTTCTCGATCTTCGTGATCTGCTCCTGCGGCTCCTTGGGGAGCTGGTCGGTCGTGCGGGACATGTCGTTCCTCCCGTGGTCGTCGGTGCTCGTGAGCACCTCGGTGATGGCGGCGTGGATCTCACCGACCGTCGGGAGATCCTCTTGCTTCGTGAGCTTCGCGAGACGGCCCGCGAGCAGCTCGCCCACGTCGCGGTCCATCGTGTCCTTGAACTGGGCGACGTTCGCGAGGATGCGCGCCTCCTTGTCGGTGACGTCGCTGTAGAGCGTCTCGAAGATCGCTTGGCTGAGCGCGTAGGCGCGTTCGCTGATCGCACTCTCGACGGCGCTCAGGCGAAGCCGCTCCATGAGTGCGGCGAACGAGCGCGGCTCGCTCTCAGGGGACGGCTCGTCCTTGCTCAGGGGCGTGCGGATCTTCGCGAGCACCACATGGGCCTCAGGGTTGTCCCCCGCGGGCACGAGCGAGACCTCTCCGACCTGGATCGCCTTCGCGCGACGCTTGGGCTTACGCGGCTGCTGCATCGTCCATCTCCTCCCACTCGGCGAAGCCGCCGATCGAGAACATCCGAAGCTCTCCGCTCTTCACGCGCGCCCAGGCGTCGGCATCGTGGACCTTCATCCCGATGAACCAGCCGACCTTGCCGAGATCGATGCCGAGCGCGCGCTGCACGTCCTTCGAGAAGAAGAGCGAGTCCACGATTTCGCCGGCAAGCGCCTCGTGGACGACGCCACCGGCGCGCGAGTCCCGCACGAAGCCGTGCGCGGCCTTCTGCACGAGGTCGGCGTCGATCATCTCGCCGGAGTGGTCGACGACGATCGCGTCGTCCTTCTCGGAGACATAGGCCCAGCCCCAGACGATGCGCTGTTCCTCGTTCTTCTCGAGGATGGCGAAGCGATTCTCGATCTGTGCCACGGGGAACCCTCCCTCTCGATGAATCAGGCGGCCCGCGACGCGGGCACGTCGTAGACGACGTAGCAGCGGCAGGCGACGTGGATGGGCGGACCGACGGCGATGCCGTTTGCGCCGACGAAGACCTGGTCGAAGCCGACCACGTGGTTGTGAAGCGGCGCGCAGAGCGCGCACACGCGGCCGTCGAGCACGGTCTTCCAGACGCGCAGCACGGTCTCGCGTTCGATGAGCCCTTGGCGATCCGCCTCGACCCAGTAGAGCCGCTCGCCGTGCTGGATCGCGGCCTGCATCTCGGTGTCCGCGATCGCGCGGCCGCGCGCGCGAAGCAGCCGCCGGCGGTACTTCTCGGTCTCGCGCTCGATCACGCGCCGAGCGTTGCGGTTGCCGGGAATCCCTGGCCCGCCGTCGGGCATGAGCTGGCGCTCGAGGTTGCGACGGTAGTTCTCGAGCGCGGTGGCCTGCTTGGGTGTGAGCCCCACGGCGCGGCCGATCCGACGGGCCGCGTCCTCGGGCGTGATCTGATCGCGAAGCGCACGGATGAGCGTGTCGCGGATCGCCTCGCGCGAGGTCTGCGCAAGCTGCGCGGCCGAGGCGAGCGATCGCTCCTCGATCCAGGCGACCGCCGCCTCCGTCACCACCGAGGCCGGAAGATCGATCGACGGCGGTGAGAAGCGTGCGCCGATCTCACCTCCTGCTTCGATCGCCTCGTTGAACTTGCGCTCGAGCAACGCGCCGAGGTCACTCTCGAGCCGCTCGAACTCGAGCGCATCCGCGATCGAGCCGGGCGGGATCTGCGTCACCATTCCCGGCTCGAGCTTCGCGTCGACCACGGGCGTGAAGGCCTCGACGAGATCGACGAACTCCTGCTCGAGCCCCTCGGCCAGAGCCTCGCGGGCGGCGCGGTTCTCGGCACGCTCCTCGAAGCCGGGCAGATCCTTGCGCAGGGTGCACAGCGATCGCGCGCGGAACCGGATCACAGCTCGCTCTCGGGAGCAGGCGCTCCGAGCTTCTGCCGCGCCCAGCGCTCGAGGCTCTCGTCCGGGAAGAGCTGCGCCCCTGCCCCGGAGAGCGCCGTGATGAGCTGCGCGATCTCGGAGAGGTCCAGGCTCTCGATGTCGCCGTGCGTGAGCGTCGGAAGCTCGGTCACCCGGAAGGTGTTGAGTGCGAAGAGGCGCGGGATCGCGACACGGTTGAACACGTCGCAGATGGAGCCGAGCCAGGCGCCGAGCGCCGTGGCAAAGAGGTTCGTCTTGGAGCTCGCAAGCGCCCAGCTCCCCGTCTTCTCGTGCCCGAGGAGCACGAAGTCGGCGAGCACGGTCATCGCGATGCGCGAGTCGTAGCGGCCGACGATCGCGGAGGTGTCGAACTGCCGGGCGCCGCCGGTGGAGAGCAGCGCGAGGTCGAACATCTCGTGCCCGTCGGCATCGCGCGCCATCGGGAAGACGACGCCCTCGGACTCGTCGCGGCGGATGTTGCGGACGAGCCGCTTGATCTCCTCGAGCAGCGCGCGGTGCTCGGGCCGTGCATCCTTCGCGAGCAGCTCGGGCGGCACCTTCGCCACCGGGAGCCCCGCAAGGTCGCGTTCGATCCCGATCCCCTCGATCTCCTCGATCCTCCGCTTAAAGTGCCACGGTCGAAATGCTGCGCGCAGGATCGATCGGCCCTCGGGGGAGCCGCGGCCCGCCGTCGTCCGGAAGAGCAGGAAGCGATCGATCGGAATCGTTCGAGGGCGGTAGTCGGGCTCGGCCACCTGCACGAGGCCCGCGAGCTCGCCGTTCTCCACGTCGAAGAGCCACTGCTCGATCGTCTCCTGCGCCCGGGGCGGGAGCTTGCGCCAGCCGATGCGGCCGTCGGCGTACTTCGAGCGGCGCGTGGGATCGGAGCTCGCACCCCCTCGGATCTTGTAGACCTCCTCGTGCACCGCGAAGCCGAAGGGCAGGAAGGTGAGGATCGACGACACCGTGTCCTCCCACGTGTCGCTCATGTCCCCGAGGCAACTCTTCAGGAAGTCGGCCGCCTCGAGGTCGACAGGCGCAGGGCTCGCCGGCTCCACCGACCACTCGACCTGGCGGATCAGCATCTCGATCGCGAAGAGGATCGCGCCGACCACCGGGTCGTTGTCGCGCATCTCCGCGAAGACGCGGATCCCGCGCTGGCCCTTGAGCTGCGGAAGAGCCTCCTCGTCGGGCTTGCCGCAGACCATGCGCAGGCCCGTGACACCGAGCTCGTCGAGCGCGAGCGTGCGCTTCGGGTTCGTCTCCTCGGCCACAGGTGCTCCTACAGGGTCCAGTACCGGCCGCTGCCGCCGATGCTGAGCGAGGTGAGGTAGTCCACGCGATCGGGCTGCGGACCGAGGAAGAGGTCCGTGAACGCCCAGACGGCCGCGTCGGCGTTGTCGGGCGAGTCATCGCCCTCGTAGCCGTTCGCGGTGAAGCGGCAGAGCTGGTCCTCGAGCTCGGAGAAGCGGCCGGCGTGATGGATTCGGCAGTTATGCACGACGAAGTCGCTAGCAAAGAACTCTGGAGTTCCAGACACGCTCAGGTCGTAGACATTCACCCTTCGCCCTCGCTCGACGGAGACGATTCCAATAGATGCAGTTGCAGGCCGGAGAGCAGAATCGAGCGCAGGTGGCACGCGACTCAAAGATCTGTCCGCATTCGTCACAGCGACGCTTAACGGCTTCCCGCTTACTCCACCAATCCCTCCGCTTCTGCGCCATTCGTTGGCGAACATCAGGGGAGAATTGGTTGTGGTTAGGATGCTGCGCGGCGTGCGATTTGGGAGGGAGAGCCATGAGATTGCAGATCTCGTTATTGCCCGGATCACCGTCTCGATGGTGAACGTGCCAACCCTCTGGGATGGGTCCGTTGATCGCCTCCCAAACGGCGCGATGGAGGAGAACATTCCCTGCATGACGACTGGATCGCCAATAGCCATTCGCCTGCCGGTAGTAGCGGCACCCCATGAAATCCACTGCGCACCTCGTAAAGTGCGGACGTAGCTTCCAACGAACCTTTGCAGCGCAGCTGCGACAACGCCTGCGTGTAGTCGTGGCTTCGCAGCCAATGCATGATCGTCTTCTGCTACCCATGAGACGAGAGAATCCCTCCTAGACACAAGAGATCCGGCAGGAACGAAGCCGCGAGGCGTGAGAACGGGATGCTCTTCCGTGCATTCGAGCGTCCGACCATCCGCACTCCGAATTCGCAATGTGTCGCGCTCGTCGTGCCGGAGAAATCCAGTTACGGGGCGTAGCCCGTTCCTCGTCCAAACGAACTCGCCTACACAGACCTGCTCGATCGGCTTCAGCCCACGAGCGGTGCGCACAAGCGAGCCTTCGGCAATGCACTGCTCGTAGAGGGCGCAGACCGGCTCGGCCCGGACGTGCTTGCCGCGCGAAGCGCGCACCATCGTGACCGGGATCTTCGGGTCGATGGCGTGGAGGTTGGCGGCAACAAGATCGCCGCCGTTGTTCACCTCGGCGACGATGCGGTCCGCCTCGAACTCGTGGTAGGCGTCGATCACGCGCCGAGCCCAGCCCGTCGGCGAGAGCTTGCAGGTGCGATCCGCGAGCACGTAGCCCTTGTCCGTCACCGCGCGGCCCGCGACGACGATTCCGGTGGAGTCGGAGTGCTCACCCGCGGTCACCGCCGGATCGACTCCGATCACGATCCGCTGCATGTCGGGCACCCGCTCGGGCGCGATCCGGTTGTCCTCGATCCACTGGAGCTCGACGAGCGCGTCCTCGACGATGTCGAGCAGGTGCCCCTCGATCTCCTGGCGACCGAGGCGCGTGCCCTCGTAGCGCTCGAGGATCTTCGCGAGGAAAAGCGGCGAGAGGTTGCGCGCGTTCTCGAGCATCGACCCCTTCGTGACGACGGCGGCGGGGTCGGCGAGAAGCTCACGCATCGCGCGCGTGGGGCGAGGCGTCGTCGCCACCACGATCCGCGGCTGTGTGCCGCGGTAGGAGAGCCGCGTGGAATACTGCACGTGGTCCCAGGCGGTGCCACCATCGGCCGCCTTCACGGCGGTCCAGGTCGCCCACTCGTCGCACGCGGCCCAGTGGTGGTTCGGGCCGCGAAGCTGATCGGGCTCTTCGCTCGTGTAGGTGTGCGCGGTCGTGCCGTTCTTCCAGACGAGCACGCGGGTCGATGGCAGGTAGTCGACCGGGTTCCATGGCTTCTGCGTGGCGAGGATCCCGGAGATGCCGCGCACCACCGTGTCGCGCACATCCGCAGCCGTGCGCGCGACGAGCGCGCCGTGCGAGCCGGGAAGCGCCTCGGCCGTCTCGTGCACCCACTCGGAGAGCGTCCGGTTCTTGCCCCAACCGCGGCCCGTGAGCAGCAGCCACACGTACCACTCGCCGGGCGGCGTCTGCTGGCTCGACCGGCCCCACTCCGACCAGTCGTGGAGGAAGACCTCGAGCTCACGGTCGGTGAGCTTTGCGAGGTAGCGCTCGATCTCCCTCTCGGTCGTGCCGGGATCGAGGATCCAGCGCGCGCCCTCTCCGGCCGGCAACCTCGCGTCATTCGCTGCGGCCACGGCGTTCGCTCGCTTCGCGCCGCAGCGCCCGGAACTTCTCCATCGCCTGCTCACGCGCCGCCTGCACGGGAACGACGCCTGCGCCCTCTCCCTCCTCCCCGCGTCCTCCGGGAACAGGGTTCTGCTGCTGACCGAGGAGCTGCTTGCCGAGCCAGATGAGCATCGCGGTGTTCCCGTTCTGCGCGGCCTGGAACTGAAGGCGGCGCAGCGTCACGCGGCCCTCCGCCTTCCCGACGGACATCGCCTCGCCAAGCTCGGCCGACTTCTTGCGCCGGCGCAGCGTGCGCACGGACACCCCGAGCACGGCGGCGATCTCCTCGTCCGTGCAGTGGATCGCGCACAGCCGACGCACGAGGCCCTCGTCGATGGGCTTCTCCGGCCGCCCGCGCTTGGCGTGCGTACCGCTGCGGCTCGACGTCCTTGCTTTCGGCGGTTTTTCAGCGCCGGCCATATTCGGTTACGAACGCGCCGCTTCCTGCTCCTGCTCCGCCTCCGCCTCGAGCTGGGCGAGCCGCTCGAGCGCGAGCTCCGACATCACGCGCAGCGCAAGCGCCGCGTTGTGGACGTCCTTCTGCTTCCGGACCGCATTCACCGCCTCGAAGACCCGATCGAGATCCCGGTACGCGGCGACGTAGGTCCGGCACTCCGGCGCCTTCTTGATCGCATCCAGGTGGCGCTGGACCACCTCGAGATCCTCGGGGAGGAAGAGGATCTGAAGGATCTCGAGCTCGGGAGCGCCGACCGCGAGCGAGGCGATGTCGATCGACTCGAGCTGCTTGAAGTCGTCGTCCGTGTGCCCCGAGTAGCGCTTCTCGTCGAGATCGAGCGCGGTGAACATCTCGAGGAGCAGGTTCGGATCGTCCTGGCCCACGATGCGGTTGTGCGAGAGCTGGATCGCGCGCCGACGGGCATCGGAGAGCGGCGTCGTTATCACCATCACGGGGATCGCGGGGAGGTCGGCGTCCACCGCCGCCTGGACGCGGTGATGGCCCGAGACGCACACGAGGCGATCGCCGTCGCGGTAGACGAGCGGCACGGAGGTGAGCGTGCCGTCGCGCTTGAGGTTCTCGACGAGGCGGAGGTAGTCCTGCTGCTTCATGAAGCGGGCGTTGATCTCCGCCGGTGCGATCTGCGCGGGGTTCACCTCGCAGATCTCCGTGCTGAGGGCCGAGGGCATGGGGGCTACTCCGAAGTGGAGCGCGCTGCCAGAGTCGAACTGGCCTCTCCCTGCTGGAGACAGGGTGCATCGCCACAATGCTTGACGCGCTGAGTCTTGTCCCACCATCTGCGGTAGAGCTGCTGCGGGCTCTCGTCGCGCACGGGGGACTGGTAGTTCACGAGCCCGGGGCGTCGCGAGTACACGCGAAAGACCGAGCGGTACTTCATCGAGGCGGGCTTGTCGGTAAACGCCGTGGTGAACACGCTCGTGATGCGCGCGAGGTTTCGCATCTCGAACCGACGAACCGCGGCGCGTGAGGTGGCGAGCAGCGCGATGAGCTTCGAGACCTTCTGGGCGCGCGTGATCGCGAAGTCGGAGAGCAGGTAGACCTGATCCACGGCTCCGCGGCGATCGCGCTGGTAGCAGAAGGCGCCCGCGAGGCAGTCGTCGAGGTAGACGAGGAAGTTCAGGTCACCCGTGGACGGCAGGATCTTGTTCGAGAGGTAGACGTGCCGCAGGAACATGATCTTGGCGGCGTCCACCGGGACGAGAGCCACCTTCGTGTCGCGGGTGAGCGCGCAAGGGTCGACGGGCCGGTACTGGAACGGGATCGCGCGATGGGTCGAGCGGCGAAGCGAGCAGGCCCGCGCGTTCGCGTAGACGTAGAGGGTCTTCATGCGGGGCGTGCTGTACTCGACGCAGGCGTTCAGTCCCTCGAGCACTTGGTCCGAGACGACGGCGTAGGCGGCGTTTCGCTCCTCGAGGCTGCGGATCCAGTCGCCGAGGTGCTTCGGATCCCAGACCTCGTAGGCCGGCCGCTCCCAGTCGGTGTTCGCGTCGATGAACTTGTAGAGCCGCTCGTAGCCCGACTTGTACGTGGGCGGCGAGGCGACGACGAACGCACGGGCCTCCACTGCGCGGTCTGCGTGCTCGCGGAAGTCACCGCAGCGAAAGCCGGCGAGGGAGAGCTCGGAGAGGATCTTTCCGAGCCGCGTGAGCGCCCGATCGAGGAAGTCGTCGATGTGGCTGCGGTAGTGCTCGCGATAGCGCTCGGCGAAGAGGCTCGCGGAGGAGTAGCGAGCGATCTCGGAGGCGACGACGATGCCGGCGAGGCGGCGCGTGCTGTCGGCACCGGCGAGGGTCTCCTCGAGCCACGCGAGCTGCTCGACGAAGCGAAACGCAAGGGGCTTTCCGACGGCTAGGCGACCGAGCGCGCACGTGAGCAGGGAGACGTCGTTGCCGTGGAGCGCGAGCGACGGATGGCGCTGGCGAATGGATCGCTCGAGACGGAACGAACCCGAGCAGCACACGTAGACCTCGGAGAAGCTCTCGAGCGGTACGACATCGAGAAGCTGCGAGATGACTTGGCGAGGAATCGCTCCAACAAACATCGTGTCTTTTCGCGGCGTTACACTTGATCGTGTAGCGTAATAAGTTAGGATTCACTTCATGTCTCACCCCACAGGCAACCGTGAGAAGGAGACTCATGAAGACCGGATGCTTCTACACGTACTCGGGACCGGGACGCATCAGCATTGCCCGGTACCCACCTCGCGGAATGAAGGGCTTCGCGCGCTTCATTCGACTCGCGCCGTCACGAGAGCTGCTGAAGGAAACGGACCGGCAGCTCTACGAGGTCCGATTCAAGGTCGAGGTACTCGACCGGCTCGATCCGCGGGAGACATGGATCGAGCTGCATCGGATCGCGGACGGCGAGGAGCCCGTCCTGCTCTGCTACGAGCGCCTCGAGCATCCACACGAGTGGTGCCACCGGCGCATGGTCGCGGAGTGGTTCGCGAGAACGCTGAGAGAAGAGGTCCACGAGGTCGTGGGCCAACAACGAATTGGTGAGCTCTAACCCCTACAGGAGACCCCCCCATGGCACATGAACTGGATATCAAGGCAGATGGAACGGCAGCGATGGCGTACACGGGCGAGACCCCTTGGCACGGCCTCGGCACCTACCTCGGCGATCAGGACGTCGACAGCCGGCGGATGATCGCGGCGGCCGGACTCGACTGGACCGTCTCGAGGCAGAAGCTCATCACGGTCGACGGAGTCGATGTCCCGAACCAGGTCGCCATCGTGCGCAACGACCGCAACGCGGTCCTCGGCGTGACCTCCTCCACCTACGAGCCGCTCCAGAACGCGGAGGTGTTCTCGTTCCTGGACGACGTGCTCGGCGAGAAGGCGCGCTATCACACGGCGGGCTCGCTGCGAGGCGGTCGGATCGTCTGGGCGCTCGTGAAGCTCACGGGCGACATGGCGATCCGCAGGCCCGACGGCAGCGACGACGTGGTCGAGAAGCACCTCATGGTGTCGACAGGCCACGACGGGCGAAACCCGATGGTGATCACGTTCACCAACATCCGGGTCGTGTGCGCGAACACCTGGACGGCAGCGACGCGAGACCTGAGCGAGAAGACGAACTTCCGCATCTATCACTTCGCATCCATGCGGGAGAGGATCGAGATCGCCAAGCGGGCGATGATCGCGCAGGAGCGCGTCTTCTCGGAGTCGCTCGAGCTGTGCCAGTCGCTCGCGAACGAGCCCATTCGGTCGAAGGAGTTCGACGAGCTCGTGGACCGGCTGATCCTCGACGTAAACGCTTCGATCACGGAGGCGAAGGAGTCGCTCGGGAAGGTGGCCCGCCGCAACTTCGATCGCGACGCCTCCGAGCTGCGGGAGCTCTTCGAGAGCGGCCGCGGCAACCGGGGCGAGACGAAGTGGGACGCCTTCAATGCGGTGACCGAGTGGATCGACCACAGGCGCGGCGCCGCCCGCATGGCGCTCGATGCGCAGCAGCAGGTCGCGAGCCGCCTCGGGTTCTCGTGGTTCGGCGACGGCGCGAAGATGAAGGAGCGTGCGCTCCGTCTCCTCGTGAAGTAGGCGGCTGCCCCTCACTCCGAAAGACGAGGCCCCGGGCGATCAACCCGGGGCCTTCGTACTTCGCGGGGCCGATGCTCCGGGCACCCTCTCCCCACGATAGCGATACTGTACCCCCCATCGTTGTCGTGTGTATAGGGGTCGAGTACAGGTGCGTGCAGGCTTTCTTCGCTCGATCGGTGCAGGTGTGTGCAGCCCGGTGCAGGTCAGTACAGGGAAATTGAAAGCGCCGCGGTAGTTCGGATTTTTGCAGGGTCCGAGGCACGGTTTTCGACGCTCGCGCGCGGTGTCCGCGCGGCCTCTCGAGCCCCTGCGTCCGGCATTCCCTCGCGCGCGCGCAGGCAGGCCTCGACGTCGCTCTCGCGCACGCGGAAGCGACGGCCGTACTTCGATGCACCGGGATGCACGATCGGCGGGAGCTCGCCGCGCTCAATCATCCGACGCACCGTGCGCCAATGCCGAAAGCCCATCCTCGCCGCAGCCTCGTGCAGCGTGAGCAGGCGCTCTCTCTCACTGCGCATGGACGCTCACCCTCCCCCACCCCTCGCCGCCGCGGAAGGACGCGCCAGGAGCGCCCTGCGGGCGAGCGAAGCCATCACGCGATCGCGGGCCGCGCGCACGATCGCGCCCGTGCGCCACTCGCTCCACGGCCGGCGCACCCGAGGCCAGCGCCGTGCCGCCTCGCGCGCCACGTCGGCGTAGGAGCCCACGTCCTCGTAGAGGTAGAGCTGCAGGTAGATCCGCTGCTGCCAGAGCGAGAGATCCCGGAGCACGGACTCGAGCGTGGTCATCTCGACGAAGGGAAGCTCCGCAAGCTCGCCGCGGAGGCTGCGCTGGTACTCGTTCGCGAGCAGGAAGCCCACGTCCACCGGCCAGGGCGTTCCGCAGTCCCGGCACATCCAGGCCGAGCGGCCAACCTCATCCATCGCCTCGATGCGGCGCGACTTCCCGCAGGCCGGGCACTCCGGGGCGTACCAGTTGCCGCGGTCCACCACGATGCGGTGGCCGGGAGCGCTCGCGAGCCGACACCGCAGCTCGAGCCAGCGCCAGAAGACCGAGTCTGGATCCGTGAACCCCCTCACCCTGTACCGGAAAGTGCAGGAGAAGGCGGGCTCGGTTCAATGGGACACAAGAATACCGGAGCGCCTCACGTTCGGCAGCCTCCGCGAATCCAGCGCCACTTCGTCAGCGCCTCATCTCTTAACGCGAGAGGGCCGGATACGGGTTGAGCGGCGAACGGTCCTAGTACGAATCGTCGTCGTAGCTGAACCACTCGGTCCACTCGTTTGTTTCGCATGAGTAGATGCGGCCTACCTCATTGCTCATGAGGCCGACGAAAAGGAACGCCTGTCGGTTTCCTTCGTTCGCTGCTTGGCAGAACGGGGCGGTAACCACCTCACTCATTTCGGCCCAGTACTGAGTCGCGGTTTGGAGATTTTCGAAGGCGACGAACATTGACGGCTTACCTTCGAGATAGGTAACCGAGCAGCCGATAGGCAGCTCCTGAGCTGCATGAACGGCCTTGCAGAGCCGAATCGTCTCCGCCACCGTCAGCCGGTCTTCCGCCGTTGGTGCCTGCGATGGCTCGGGTGTAGGAACCACCGATGCGGGCGCCGCAGAATTCGGCTGAGGTGACGGTGCGCTGTAAACCGTGATGCAGGCTGTGAGAAAAAGCAAAAGCAGGGGAAATGTACGGCGCATGTTCACACCCTCCGCACTACGCCATCGTATCGTGGCTAAGCCGGCCGGATCTTTAGCAATCTCGCCGCCCGAACGGATTGCGGTTCAGCTGCGCAAAACAGCGCTGACCGGCTCCGACCGTGCCGAGCCAGTATGCCGCCAGACGGCTGGGTGGGTCAATTCAAACGAGCTGCGGCCGGTCCGGTTCACCGCATTGCCCCACATCCAGGCTCCTCCTCAAAATAGGATCATTGTCCGCCCACGCGAGGGTCGCGCACCGCCGCAATCCCACGGCTGTGTCGTACCTCTGACGACTGAAACAGGCCGCAACAATGCTCCTTCACGTCACATGCCTCGCACTCGTCTAGGTAGATGTTCTTGAAGTCGGAGATACTCCTCCGGGCGAATGCCCATAGGCCACGAGGGAGCAGGCATAGCGGGAGGTTGTAGATTGAGACATTGCAACGCCGATAGTGCAGGTAGCGCACGGCTACCTCGAGTTCTCGGGCGTAATCAACCGGGTCGATCCATACAATGTCCCAGTTCTTCTTTACGTATCCCATGTTTTCCAAACCCATCAGAGCAATTTGCTGAACGAACGGAAGATTGCGATAGATGAATTCGGCGAGGTCCAAGAGACCAGGGATCGTCTGTTTGTGAAGCACTACGCGCAACTCAACTGATAGACCATACTTCGCTGCGTTGTAGAGGCCCTCGATCGTCTGATCGAACGCACCCATCGCCTGCACGACATAATCGTGATCAGTCGCGTTAGAAGCGTAGATTGGTATCGACGTCAAAAAGTTCGGGTGCCCTACCCCAGCGAGTTTCTTCACATATTCATCACAAGAATACATCCGGCCATTTGAGAGCATTGTGACGGCGGTTTCTGGAAGACGAATCTTCAACTTCGAAACAATTTCGATCAGGTCATCCTTCAATAAGGTCGGTTCGCCGCCGGTAATAGCCAAGTGCTCTGGCTGATTGGGGAACAGATCGATCAGACGCAGATGTTCCTGGACGACTCCGCTGTCGTCGACCTCTCGCGGGGGCTGCGAGCACATAATGCAGTGGCTATTACAGCGAGAGGTGGAAAAGATCGCGTTATGCCTAGAATCGGGCCGATAAAGTACGTGCGTGAAACCATTTCGCGAGTCGACAACCACGACATAGTCGTCCCGCAAAAACTCCAGAGTTCCGTAGTTGTACAACACCGGCGCGTCGATTCTAAGAGTCGGTTTGCCCTCAAAGAGCACTGCCGCATAGCCATCAAGACTTTCGCAGTCTTCATTGCCTACCGCGATGACCCTGATGAATTCGTTGCGTGCACCCGCATCGACGGGCGCGCGAGTGACCCGGCCCATGATGCGCCCGGGGCCTCCCTCTGCCATCCCTTTCGCCCTTAGCTGAATAGCCATTCCGGCTCCGGGAGCTGCACGCGGTTGACATCCTCGCGGTTGATCCAAGCCCAGAAGATGCGATGGAGGTCGTCGTCCGCATTCAAAAGGAGGTCAAAGAGATGGCTAATAACACCCCTGTTCTTCTGGCAATACCCGCTTGTTGGACGATGACCGAAGACGTCGCCCTGCGTTGAATAGTGTCGCACCGGATCCGCCCCGCAGTAGGGCTGATAGGCACAATCCGAGCATCCCGGCAAAGACTCGTTGCAGCCCGCCTCAGCGAGCATCTGCATCGTCTCGCCATAGAAGATGTCCGTGTAGCCATCCTCTAGGACACTGCCCATTCTGAAGATTGGCTGGCCCATTTCAGCGAGCATCCGAGACTCGTCGGACGCGTAGACGCTACCGTCGTAGTTGTAGACAACAACTCCGAAGCCTGCTCCACAGGGGGATTGCAGGTCCACGAATCCCGTTGGCCATGGGGTAAGAATCTTCCGAAGAACTAATGCAGAGAACGCTTCAGAGAAGGTGGTCCCGTTTCGGTTTAGAGAAATTATGTACGCGAGCGCCTCTTTGTAGAATCGCAAGAACTCTGCCGTGGAATATCCGATGGCCTTGCCTGTCTTGAGAGCATATCCATACGGGTTGAGGTCTCGCAGAAAGATCGATCCTAGGTCTAGCCTCAGGTATTCGTCTACAATTTCACGCGCGAAACGTAGACTCTCGCGCGTTGTGGTCATCAGGCACGAGACGGATTGCTTTCCGAGCGCCTCCTGGGCGCGGCGAATATTGCGGGTGACAATTTCATGGCTTGAAGTCCCGCCGATTCGGCGATTCCTATCATGCAAGTATGCGGGCCCGTCGAGCGAAGAGGATATTTGGACATTGTGCTCCTTGAAGAAGTCCAGATGATGATCTGCCAAGCGCGACAGATTGGTGCAAACTACAAATTCGATCCGCTTGCCCGGATTACGCTCCTTCGCGTAGCAGACCGCCTCTTGCAAGAGATCGAAATTGAGCAGCGGCTCGCCGCCTTGAAATTCCATAGTCACAGCCGACGCGGGAGATGCCAGCATTAGGTCAATCGATCTGCGAAGAGTCTCACCTGTCATATCGAACGAGCTGGTCATCTCCTCCTTGCGCGACACTTGGCAATAGGAGCAGGACTGATTGCAGCGCAGAGATGTGACGAATATGTGCAGCTTTGCGAACCCTTCCAGGAAGGATTTTTTGGTCCGGTACTTGGCTGCAAGCACTCCAAACAATCCGGACGAACTCCTGTCCGTCAAGAAGTGTCGCGCCTTGAGTTGCGCATACACGGGCGCAGATGGCGCCATGCGGTGATCGACGAAATCATGGAAGTCAACGGAATTCAGTACAATGAACTCGCCGACCTCGTTTACTACGAGGTAGTCGCCGTTTTCGCGGCGGTCGAAGCGGAACGGCAGTAGCGAATACTCAATACTCGCCGAGCGATAGTGCTCCCGGGGATGAAACAAGACGTTTGCCACGGCGCTACGCCGACTCCAATCGATGCTGGCAGGAGAGATCCAGGAGGTAGTTCCAGAACTCGAGCATCACCTGCCTCGCTTCACGCTCGTACTCTCCTTTGACAACGACCGTGGCAAGCATGAAGCCGTCATCAACCTCGACCAGGCGCACAGTGCAGTACGCATCATATACGCGACACGCAGACTCCACTGCTTCGCGCGTGTAGATTCGGGTATTGATCCGGCGTACGAGCTCCATCACTCCGGCTTACCAACCTCGATTGAAATCTCTGCACATTCCTGAGCAGGGCGGATCAGTCAGGATTCATCGGAGATGGTCGTGCTAGGCAGGGGGAGTCGGGCCTCGAAGAACGCCTTCCTGATGAGCGCACCTCGCACCTCAGCCGTCTCACCAAGTACGCGTTGTCGCACCTCGCTGTCGAGGAGACTGTTGAGGAATTCGCCGCAAGCGGTTCTCAGCTTGTCTTGCGAGCTCCCCTCTTTCAGACGGAGTTCCACCTCGAGCAGCCCTGTACTCGGATTCGTCGTGATGAATAGGTAGTGCTGATCCGTCAACCAGTAGGCAGTCTTGAGAACGGCGACTTCGGAATAAACCGCAGGATCCACCCTCACCCGAACGAAGACTCCGAGTTCATCCGAGCCAATTTGAAAGGCCGAAGCGCTCTCGGGCTCCGCCATCGACGATTAGTAGCGGCTGGAGTAGTGAGAGTGATGAGACGCGTGAGAATTATGCGAGGCATGTGAGTTGTGCGATTCGTGGGAACTATGCCACGGGTTACCGGTCGATGAATCTGTTGCGGGCATCGATAGCAGCAAGGAAGCCTCCGCTGGCCGCTCACTGCCCTGAACAAAGGCGGGCCGACTTTCGCCAGCCGCAGCGTTTGCGGGCGCAGCACCGGAGAATGCAACACCCATGGCAAGACCAGCAGCTGCGATAACCCTCTGAGCCGTCCCCAACCCCGTCAGCTCGCGACGAATGCCCTTGATGACTTTCGGCAGTTTCAACACGGCAGAACTCCTCCCAGGATGACCGAGCCACTCTAGCCGATTCTGACCTTTTGGTGAAGGCGATTTTTCTCGCCGTTCCTATAGAGTCATCGCAGGGACGTCGATTGGCGCCGCGCGCCCGGGTTATAACCGAAAGTTGTGGATCGAGGGGGTAGATCAGGCGACGTATCCTTCCGTGTAAGAGCAACACACGGACCGGCCCTGTGCCGGAGGAAGGACACGCCGCCCATGCTGAGAGTACTCGA